CTGACGAGCGTTTTGTGCAGCCTTAAACTGGTTTTGGAAATCCGCACTCAAAGAGTTGTACTGAGTACGGAAATTTTGCAATTCTTGGTTTAATTGCTGTTCTGCTCTCTGCAATTCAGTTTTAAGTTCACCATCAGCTTGCCCAATCAAGGCTTCCATTTGTTGCTTTAATTTTTCAAGAGCAGCAATATAAGTGGTATTATCAGCAGTAGCTCGCAATCCATTTTCAACACGAATGTTGAAGTTGCCAGTTGAATCAACCAATCCAGAATTGTCATTAATTTCAAACCAGGCAATACCAGGTGCAGAGTGTACTTGGCTCTGTAAAGTATAACGTACAAATCCAGCCGTCGCATTTACGATTTGAACATTGGGATCTGAGACAAACTTATCTCCGTCTTTATTTTCCATGAAAGTTACAGTCTTATTTTCCAAATTATAAGGTTGTCCTTCATGGTTTAAGAAATAAGCTTCCAAAATTTCTTTATTACCACTGTCTCTAATCGTTATGGTCTTCACTGACGCTAGGTTTTTGTTCGTGTTCAGTTGAAGCGTTGGTTGTGTCATTTACGTTTTGACCTCCTTTCATCTGATCTCTAATTGATATTTCGTTTTGTAGTTGTTCAATTGCAACTGCTTGTCGAAAGTTGATTAGTTCTAAACGAGCAATTTCGTTTAAAGCTTTCGTTAAAACAGCATCGTTATTCATCTATTTCACCCTCTATCTAATGAATTCGGCCACCACGCTGTTGATGAATCCAAGCTATATCAGAAGCATACAAGTACTGACTACCTAGTCTTAATATTGCCCAATCTTTATCCCAATCAAGAGCAATTTTTTCTTTACCGCTACTGGTATAGGAAAAACCATGAGAGCCTGACATAACCGCAGTTGCACCATCAGCTCCAATTGATCGAAGATAGGAATTGCCATCTACTGTAATACCTTCAAGTTTAATTCCTGTGATAGTTCCACCCGTAATACGTTCGGCAATCAGTCGTCCTTGACTATCAATAGCTGTTCTCGCTACACCATCTCGTCCTACATATTCCAAGCCATCAGAGTTAAATCTCATGTAACCGCCTGTTTTACTCTGCGCTCTCAGTTCTGTAGGATTTTGCCAATTAGGATAAGCAGAGATAATTCCACCACCACCACTTGAAATCCAATTATGAACATCAGAAACAGTAGCATTAATGGATGTAACCATATCTTTAAGCTGCTGCATATTATCTCTAACTACTTGCCTATCCATTCCTAATTCATCAGAAAGTTTAATCATTGCTGCATCTTGGTCAGCATTTTTGAGTTCCATTGCTTGTTTCATTTCACCAAACAAGTGAGTAGCTCGTTTTTCTGATTCAGCTTTACCACTATCAACCATATTTTGAATATAATTGCCTAGCAGGTGTTCAGGAGCAACAGGTAATTGTCCTAATGTGATCGATGTAAACTCATTAGCCAATGCATCCCATGTAACAGAACTAACTTCGGCCACATCCATGATGTCTAATTTTTCATAATGAATTTTCACTAAATCATATAAATCAACTTCATTACATACTTTCTGGTAAGTAATAGTAAATGAATTAGTAGGATAGCCAATACGATATTGTTTCATATATGTAGAGGCTAGCATTCTTAGCTTATTAATATCTTTCTCAACACCATAACTTGAAAAGTCGACAGGTTTAATTCGTAATTGTTCATTGCCACTAGTAAATGGTGAACGCATTACAAGTTCCGGAAGCATGATAGTTTCTTCTTGTGCTTTAATTTCAACAGCAGTCCCGCTATCATCTTGCCCAGGTGGAACGTCTGTATCACCTGAAAAGCTGAAAAATGAAGAATCTACCCATTGATTAGTTCCAATTTCATACCAGACACGGTCTTGGTTTTGGGCTTGTGCTGTAATGAGCTTTTGTGTACCAATAGTTAAGTAATCATGAGTTACTTCTGTACCATTTGGTGCATGATAAATTGGTACTCTACCTGTTGCACGTGCAATCTGATTACGCATACTATCCTCATCAGGAGTAACAGTACCAGTAGCCTTAAAGTCGACGTAGTCATTATTTTTAACCCAAATATACGCACTAACTTGATACCAAGTATTATCACTTGAATCTTTAGCGGTTTGAGTAATTTTCCATTTAGATCCAACTCCAACATTCCAGTTAACTCTATTACCAGTGCCTGGCAAGCTCATTGCAACTACGCCTTCATCATCTTTATCTTTCTTTGCTTTGGTAATGTTTAAAATACCAATGGTTGGAGTTGTTGCGTAGTCCCCCGTTTTTTGTAAAGAGAAATATTGAGAAGGAACCCATTGAGTATTGTCGTTTCCAAGACAGTACCAAACCATACCGTCATAAGCGATAGCCTTCTTATATATCTTCCAGCTACTACCATTACTTATATATTGACCACTTTCATGACCGCCTACAAAAGGACTAGTCCATAAAGGCACTTTCCCGTTGCCGGCGTATTCGATAGTACCAACGCCTTTAAAATCAACTATTAATCCTTGAGTATCGTTGGTAGCGTCATTAAGTCTAATTGTTCCCTTGGCCTTAATCGGATTAACAATGTACGCTCTGCTCTTGTCATAAGAGAAGAAGTGTTGGTCAATCCATTGGTTATTGCCAATTTCATACCAAGTATCATCATTAACAGCACCACTGGTAACAATTTTATTTACATGGTAGTATGATCCGTTTTGTACTGTTCCATTTAGATGATGTCCTTTAAATGGACTATCATAAGTCAAAGCGCCACCAGTACCGATGTATTGAACTACGCCAGAAGCGTCATAGTCTTTTATCTTACCTTCTTTTTCTTGACTAGGATCATAAAAGGAATAAGGCATGATTGCATTATAGGTATTATCAATATTGGTGTCCTGACTTAACGATTTGAGCCGTCTACCATATTTAATTACAATGCCCGTATCACGCATTACATCGGTTTTATCAGTGAATTTTAACCAGTAATTATCAAAATCCCACTCGCCTTGATATAAAGCTTGCATCGTATTAGTTACTGCGTCTCCCTGCTGGTCTTCACCCATCAAGAGATTAGTAACAGCTTTGCCATCTTTGAAGCTCCATCCGAGATTGGCAACTTTGCGAATGTTACTTGTAAACCACAATTGTGGCATAGGATCTACAAGCGCATCTTTGATTGCATCAAAAGCCATTGCCGGCGTTGCATTAGCTATACTAATATCTTTCTTAATAAGGTTATAAGCCAAATCTCCGACAATATGATTAGCCTGTACTGAAATTGAAGTTAATTCATCTCCACCAATGCTACTAATGCGAAACATTTGGTTCTTTTCTTCATCTTTAGGCCCCATAGAAGTGACAATAATTCGACCAGGCTTTAGCTCTTTTGCCATCTCGTCGTCTTTATCGTAACTGCCTGAAAGAACAGGGATTGCGTTTCTATCTCTTTGAGTAGTTAAGCTTGTAAAGCCACGTAAAGGTCCTAATCCCATCGATCCTAAGTCCGAAGATTTTTCCAAAAGAATAGGATATTTCACTAAACTAATCGCCTCCAATTCGCTTTATATTCAAATTTACTGTAATTTCCAAATATAAATACGCTGTTATCTCCTGGGTGAAATGTAGGAAAATTATTGTTAGGAAAGACAGCATGCATCGCCAGATTTTCATCAAACTTATGTCGATAGATCCATTCTTGCTCGCTATCTATATAAATCTCATCCTCAATATTATTGAAGTAATAATTTTCACCATTAACAGCAAGCCGAATGTTGCCTTTACCAACTATATGAAAAAGTGGTTCTGCTGTTTCAACCTCTGTATTAACAATCGGCAATGCCGTGTTAACTGATTGAAACTCTAATCCATCTTCACGTTTCATATAGGGCTTACAATTAAGAGTTATTGAACCACTAGCTTCTAAGTCATTTTGTGGCTCTAAGGCAAGTGGTTGAGTTAGATATGCTTCTAATACCCATTCTCTTAAATTGCTCAAATAAAAAAGCTGATAGGTATCTCCTATCAGCCAATTATTAATATCTGCTGCTAACCGTGACCAGGTATCATAACCTGGTGGTTTTCTTACATACAAATTAATTGTTTGTGTAAAATTATTAAACCTATGATTTCGACTAAGTAAATCGCCCGAATGCCCAGGGATTGATACAGCCGAAACATCCATTGTTGGATGTGAAAGTGTAAAAGGATATTTAATTTGAATACCAAAATCTAATGAACTATGATCGCCCATCACAAATTGCGTATATCGGACCTCTTCATTAAACGCCACTAAAGCCTCTCCTCTTTCTTTCAATATCTAACGCATTCTGCGCTCTAAATGCTGAATTAGTAGCTCTTGCAATAGTTCTACCATCAACATTAATATTAGTTACGCGATCGCCATTAACTAGTTCTGTCATTAAACTAATCAAAGTATCAAACTTATCATTTAACGAATCAATCTCATCTTGAAGTACAGAAGTACCTGCACTACCAAATCCACCATTGTCTGGCTCATCTTTGGCAAAGCCTGAAATGATTTGTGACAAGATTTGGTAAGCTCTTGGTCTCTTAGATAAATCAAGCGGAATGATTGCTTCTGGCTTATTATTTTCAGATATTTCTGCTAATTGGTGTGCGTATGAGAAACCGCCGTTAGCATATCTACGTCCACCAGTTGGACCCCATCCACCGCCTGGTGCAATATCACTAAACCAAGTTCTGTCATTAAATAACGCTAAAATTTGGTCATATCCGCTTCGAATATTTCCATGTCCTCTAACAGCATATGCTCTAAATGTCTCTGGAATAAATTGTAAAAGGCCAATAGCGGGGTCACCACGTCGCATATTAATATCGTCGACCGTCTGAACAATAGTTGGATTACCTCCTGATTCATGCTGCATGTTGCTTAAAATCTTAGATAATCCCGCTGCTGTTAAGTTAACATGCATAACTTTAGCTGCACGCTTAATAACTGGAATCCAACGAGAAACACCTGCACCAGCAGGATTTGCTAGTTGTCCGCCAAATTCATCAATTGCTTTCTTAAAAGGATCTTTAATTGCATTCAAAAAAGCGTTAGAAATAGCAGGCCCGAAATCAGATACAAATGGACTGCCGTTGAAATTAGTTGCACCATAGAAGTATTTCTTTAATTCACCTAATGGATTCTTATCAATAGCATCCATAATTTTTTCAGCTTTATCAGGATCTAATGTAGCATCAGTTCCATCAGCGTAATGACGAATACCCATTGAAGACATCACTTTGTGAGTATCTTCTCCGCTTAGTACTTGCGTACCGGCGGGTGCATTCGGAATTAAGGTGTTTCTGTCATTAAACATCATCCATGGTCTATGTGGAAACTTAACAAGTTCTTTCCAGTGAGGACGTTGAGAATCATTAACAAGCATATGACCACCTGGATGGCCTCCATGTGTACCATCAGCATATCTAATGGTTCCAAGTTTCTTGTCTCCACCAAATTCTCCAATAACTTTGTTAACCCCACCAATACCTCTATTCATCTTTCCGATGACATCTTGCATTGCTGAGCTAGCATAGCCAGGTAATTTATTAACCCCACGGTAGAACATTGTTTGGATATCATCTATCCAACTTCTCCAACCACGGTTAAATTGACGATAGAATGCACTAGCTCTACTCTGTAACTGCTTAAAGCCACGGTAAAGAGATGTATCAACCCTATCCAAGCCTTTAGCACTAACTGTATGTAGATTGCTCCACAAATCTTTCCAGTTCTTATTGAAAGATGATTTGAATGAACTTAATCTAGATTTTAATGTACTTACTTGTTTACTAAATTCTTTTGAAAAATCATAATCTTTCAATGCATTATAAGCAGTACTTGCTTCATCTTTAATTGTGTCCCCAAATGGGTATTTCTTTAAAGCAGAATTTAATGACTTTAAAGATGATGCAAATTTATCTAATGCATTACTCTTCTTAGCAAACGCACTTAGTAAATCGCTAAAGGATTTAATACCACTGTTGACCGGTTTAATGTTATTTGCGACGGACTTTAAACTAGAAGTAAATGTATCTAGTGGCTTATTAGTCTTGGTAATTTTGTCAGCTAAACCAACTGATTTTTTACCATTACCACCAAAAGCTTCGCCCATCTCTTTGATCTGATCTGCTAAGCCTTTACTACCCTTTTTAGTATCGAAAACTTTCTTCAAATCGGAAAAACCAGAAGCCATATTTTCTAATGGGTTAGACTTCTTACCTTTACCTGTAAATGCTGCGATAGATTTATTAAAACTATCAAGCGGTTTATTTAGATCCTTAAAGTACCCTGATAACTTTTTAAGTGGATCGTTTACTTTCTGAATTGCAGAAACAAAACCACCTGTGGATTTTTTGCCACCAGAACCAGCAAAAGCTTTTGTTAAATCTTGAAGTTCCTTGACCACAGTAGTCTTAGTTTTACCGCCAGCTAATGCTTTCTTTAAGTTCTCTAAACTTTCAACCATTGAATCTAAAGGATTTTTCTTACCTTTAGCAGTTTGGAATACTTTCATGGTTGATCCCAAAGTACTCATAGCCTTGGCAAAGTTCTTCATTGGAGACGACATTTTATTCAGATCATTAGCAATCTTCTTTAAAGGTCCCTCTATTTTCGTCAAAAGATCATCAAGTTTGCTATCTTTAAGGCTCTTAACCAACTTATCGATTAAGTTCTGAATAGAGTTTTTGCCTCTTAAAACGTGATAAAACTTCGTCTGCATACGGTCAAGTCCACGTCCTACCCTATCAAAAAGAGTATTCTTTGAACCTTTACCAACAAGACCTGAAAGTGAACTCTTTAAGCTACTAAATGACGATTTTAGTGTCTTAATTGGAGAGTTAACTTTTTTGACTTTACCAATGAGTTTATCTAAAGCATCAGTAATCTTTTTAGCATATTTTTCAATGCCATTGCCTTTCTTTCCACCTTTTAATGCATCGCCTAATTTATTAAGATTAGTCTTTAATGAATTAACGTGAGTTTTCAAGGTTTTATCAAGCTTTGGTAAATCAGTATTAAAAGCTTTAAAAACATCTTTCTTTGCCATTGCTTTGGCGAAAGTAGCAAGATATTTAAATGCGTCACCCATCTTCTTAATAGGCTGAGCTGCTTTATCCCAACCTTTAGTACTGTTAATAATTGATTTGTTCATATTATTAACAATCTTAGATGGATCGTTTTTCTTTACCGTAGCCTTAAGACCACTCAAAGCACTAGTATATGCTTTAAGCGCAACTGTCATCGCTTTAATGTTGGCGATATCTTGTTTAGAAGCACGTGCTTTTGATAAACTAACAACTTTCTTACCTTTAGTTGAAGGGGATGATGACTTTTTAGGATTTGATTTTGTCTTACCTAAGATGGTCTTATCCCACCAAGAACTAAATCCGCTCCACGCAGATTGGAAACTCTTAAGTGCATTATTACCTGCACCTTTCCAATCACCTTTTTTGATGTAGCCAATAGATTTACCAACCCATGACTTAATACCACTACCGCCGTGCTTATCGAACCATCGAACCATCCCATCTGTAAATTGATGGAATCCTTTTGAAGCATCTTTCCAAGCCTTACTGAAATTACCATGTGCAAGATCAACAAGAAATTGACAAGTCCCTTTCCATCCTTTGGCAAGAGCTTGTCCTACATCACTGGCTGTATGTAAAATTTCAGGAGCAAAGTTACCAGCAGCTGTTCCGATAGCTTGACCTAATACAGCTCCCATCATAGTACCAATACCAGGAAAAACTGATCCCAATATTGCTCCTACTCCGGCACCAATACCTCCACCAATGCCAGAACCAAGTTCTCGTGCTTTTTTATCTGGATTCTTTTCTTTAATCCCATTAATAATGTTGAAACCATTATCAACCAAACCAAAAGCTAATGACCAACCATTAAAGAAACCGTGGAAAAGATCAGATCCAACGCCTTTAATAGCACCAAGTATTTTGCTACCTTTTAATTTTCCTAAGAAACTAGTAGTAGCCTTGGTCCCTGCTTCGGCACCAGCCTTCTCAGCAGCTGCACTTACACCTTTATTGCGTTTAAACCAATTTAAAGGATTTAATTTAGACAAAACACCTTTGAATTTAGAAACAAATCCATTACCAGCTCTACTACCGGCTTTATCACCAATATTGGCCATAGTTTGGAGAATATGCCAATTTTTCGGATTAAGCTTTGATAGCCCAGCTTTTAATGCTGCACCAAACTTTTTAATCAAAGGAAGAGGATTTAGTTTTGATATGATGCTCTTTATTTTTGCGACGAACTTCTTAGCAGTTAAATTTCCAAGTTTGTCACCAAAATTAGCAAATTTCTGAATTAAGTTAGTTGGATTAAGAGCAGATACAAGACTAGAACCCCAGCCTTTAAGTTTTCCAAGAAAACCACGTTGCCAAAAATGAGCATGTTTTTCACCCATTTTTTCAACATTCTTGGCTACTTTATCGCCTTCTCCGCCTTTCATATCAGCTACTGTATCAACAGCATCAGCAATATCTCCTACAACATCTGTTTTAGTCGTAGTGCCTTTATTAGTTGGATGCTCACCACTATGATTAGTATCTCCCCAACCTCGGTTTTTCTTTTCAAGTTCAATTTGTTGTTGAGTTAGTTTTAAGGATTGTTCTTGTAGTGCGACTATACGTTTCATCTCGCGTGCACGTTCATCGACGATCTTATTTCCAGTAATCCAGTTTTTAAACTGACCTACATCCAATAAAATTGCACGAATTCCTTGTGCAGTTTTTCTAACTGCTAGTAAAGGCACCGCAAGAGTAGCTAATGCACCAACAGCTTGACCAGCAAAACGAACAAATGCATTATTATTTTTATTTCCGCCCATTTGGGTATTAGCCCATTTAAAGAAGTCTTTAATGTTTTTAGTAATATCTTTAATTACAGGAGTATAGTTAAAGAAATCAGATACAGATTTAGTGATATTACCTATCCATTTAGATGCGGTTTTTGCTCCTTGAACAATACCAGAAAAGAATCCCATAATATCTTTGCTGTGCTTTGATACTGCATTAGCAACATCCCCAACAGCACTAGATATACCTTTGATAGCATCTTGACCATCCTTTGATACACTCCACTTACTAAATGCGTCTGCAACATTATTAATAGCAGGTAACATTTGTTTACCCATATTAATTGCGAGGTCTTGAAACGTCATCTTCAAACGTTCAAGTTGCATTTTGGTGGTTTGCATGTTCTTTTGGGCTAATTGATGAACATAACCTGACCCTTCTTCTGCTTTTCGAGAATTATTAATTAACTGGGTAAGCTGATCGTCATTATCTTTCAATCCACCAGCGGTTTGAGCTAAAATAGATGCAGCTTGCATTCCAGTAGCACCAAATATAGCTTTAAAGAACGCACCTTTTTTGGCGCTTCCCCATCCTGCAATTTTTTGATTAATGGACTTAAAAATTTCATCAACTGGCTTCAATTGACCAGACTTATCTTGGAAGTCCTTCACAGATAATCCAGCTTCTTTTAAAGCTTCGCTAGCACCCTTTGTAGGTTTAGTTAGAGAAACAATAACCTTACGTAAACCTGTACCAGCTTGACTGCCTTCAACACCAGCATTTGACAACATACCTATAGCAGCGGATGTTTGTTCAATATCCCAGCCAGCTTGTTTAGCCGGTGCCGATACATATGCCATCGCAGTACTTAAATCTTTAAATCCAGTAGCAGTTAAGTCGGCCGAATATGCCATTGCATTCAATACACGATGTGTATTCTTAGCCATTTGAGCAGTATCACTAGTTCTTAAGCCGAACGCATCAAGAGCCTGGGACGCACTATCAACAACATCGCTGAATTCATCACCGGTTGCCCTAGTGGCTTCCAATTCATCTTTCATAGCTCCTAAAGCTGATTTAGAATCATAACCTCTTTTAATTAAGTTGGTATATTGATCTGCAATCTCACTTTGCGATATTCCATACTCTTTAGAGTACTTAGCCGCATCTTTTTGCATTAAGGCTAAATTTTCGGTTACTTCTGCTGCTTTTTCACCACCAGTAACCATTAAGTTCTTAGCGGTTACCCATTTTTGTTGCATTTCACCAGCCATAGATGTTACTTTGCCTAGTCCAGCAGTAACACCAACAGCACCAGCACTAACGGCTGCAAAGCCGCCCTTCATAGAAGAAGCCCACTCTCTGGTGTGAGAAGTGGACTCCTTTAATTTAGTATTAAATTGACCAATAGATGTAGTAAGCCGACCTAAGCCCGTAGCCTTAAAGCCAGATGTTGCACGTTGGACTTTAACTAATTGATCTGCTGTTTTTCCAGCCTGTACAGCTTGTTTAGAGTACGCTTCAGTAGATTGAGTTACTTTTTCACGTAAGCTGGTAAGACTCCTTTGTTGGTTAGTATATTGGGTGTTAAGCTGTTCAACTCTATCTCGTGCTTTTTTGGCTTGAGTACTATTTGCACCATATTGAGCTGTAAGTTGTTTCAACTCATTTCTAGCACGATTACGTTCGGTATTGATTTTTGTTAAAGCTGAACGCTCTTGATCGTATCGTTTATATAAAGTGGTTGTCGAAAGCTCTAATTGATGAGCAACTTCTTTTTCCGCTTTATACTGCGCAGATAACGATTGGTGAGCCAGCTTTAAAGTTTTAATATTAGCTGAATTAGCTTTGGAATAATGCCCTGTTTCTTTCATTGAAGAAACATAAGATTTATTTACGCTTAAAACACTTTTACTGATACGTTGATAATCAGCCATACCAGTTCTCAATTGTTTCAGTGCTTCTTCGGCTTTCTTCTGTTGCTCAATTAAACTTTGCTGGGCAGCTCTTTGAGTTTGTAAGTTCTTTAAGTCAGATAATCGACTTCTAGTTAAACTTTGAATAGAATTTTTGGTTTTAGTTAAGGCTTTTTCTGCATCTTTATAAGCCTTCGTATTCTCTTCGTTAGAGTTCTTAAGTTTGTCTAAAGTTGCTTGTTGTTCAGCTTCTTGATTCCTTAATTCAGTAAGCTTAGTTCCATAATTCCTTAGACGATTGTCTAAGTTAGCAATGACTTTATCGTACTGTTCAATAGCATGAGAAGCATCTGTTACTTTTTGGCTGTAAGCAGAGAATGATCCTTGAGCCGATTGTAAAATTGAAAAGTTAGCTCTCATTTCTGCTTTTAAAGCTTGTGCAGCAGCTTTCATATTTCTTAGAGACATGGTAACTCCACGATCTTCTAAGTCTATGACAAACTTATAACCTGAAATTGTAGGCATGCGTTTATTCCTCCCCTCTTTTAAATAGCCCCAATTTGCCGTGCATATTGAAGTGGATCCACTTCCCTATCTTCACGAGATTTAGCGTTTTGTGCAGCTACCCAATTAGATAACGAACTATTATAAAATTCATCAGGAGGAATATTGTTTTTTACTAAGCTTTGCTGAGCGATATAGTCGATATCCTCATTGAAATTTTTTAGTTCCCAGCAAATTTTCCGACGTGCTATTTTGGGTCAACAGTTTTTAATTCTTCCTTTGATTGCTTAGTATCTTCACCAACGCCAGTTACGGCACCCATAGTTGGTACTTGCATTTGACAAAATTCTTCTGCAACTTTTTGATAAAATTCTGCTAAATCAGATCTACTCATTTCGCTTAATTTTTTAGTATCTTCTGAGCCTAAGTTAAGTAATTTTGCTACATTCTTTAAAATGTATTCATTAATGACCATCCCGTATTCAGGTAACAGGGGATCTCTATGTTCTTCTTTTGCTTTATCTTCAACATCATCCATAGCTTTGAACATATCAAGAAGACCCTTATTCGTTTTCTTTACATTTTCAAATGTATCGATTACTGAAAAATCCTTACCTAAAATATTCTTTGCATTTAGAGTGACAACTTTACTCATTTAATTTTTTCTCCTTTTGAATACGTTTCATATCTCTCGTCTCTGTCCTGCTAATTTTTCACAATAAAAAAAGCCTTTATTAAGGCTGCTTCTTTGTGTTGAGATTAATTTTCTAAAATATTAGTTGATTAATTAATAACCACATCTAACGAATTTAAGCTTAGAATCGATCTCTCAGCACATATATGATTTATTTACCTGCTTGACTAGCGTCTTTAATAAAAGTTTGGTCAGGGAATACTCGATCAAACATTTTCTTTAAGCTGAAATCTTTATTCTTTTCCCAGTAAACTGCATAAGGTTCTTTATCAAAACCTTCATATGACATTGCTGTGAAAGTCAAGTTGTCATCTTCACGAGTTTTTGCAGTATCAGTGTTGGTTTGAATGTTTTGAGAAGCCTTTGCTAAGGTTCCACGTCCAAAGCAATAAAAAATACGTGAGTGATAAATTGGATCTTCGGCAACTCCAATCAAACCAACCTCAACAACAGATTTACCAGGTGCCCAACCACCATCACCTAATGAAACACGACCTAGTAATTTGTTAAGCTTTTCAGGATTAATCATGTTTGAGTCAATAGCAACAGTAGGAGAGCTCGGTCCAACAGAAGTATCAACAATTTCATTATTACCAACAATCTTAGTAGTAGTACCAGTTAAGTTAGTAATGTTAAAACTCTTTGAACCTAAGTTTCCATTTTCCTTTTTAGTGTCAATTTCAAAAATACCGGTTTCGTCAACACCTTGGTCTCCAAGGGCAACGTGACCATTTGGTAATTTAATACCTGTGTAAATTGTATTTAAGCCAATAGTAGCCATTAAATAATATCCTCCTTTTGATAATTAAATTTGAGTGTGTTTGTAATGTTTTGTTGATCCGGACTAATTACATGGCCCGCATTTGAGTAACAAACGTATTTATGGGCAAATAAAAAGGACTTGATTTGTTGTTCAAGTCCTTCCATATCTTTCATGTAATTTTTAGGATAATAAAATTCAATTTGTAATCGTCGTCTTTCAAAAATCGGTATTCCATTTCCGTAGGTATGACGACCACCTGGTTGTTCCGATACAACTATAATGGCATCAGTTTTAGTCTTGTCTTCTTGACTAATCATAAAAGAGTGAACATGTTCACTCTTCAAGCCATCAAATTGATTAATGTTCTTTTTTATTAGAGAAACTACTTGCGCTGCTGGTGTCATCTTATAACCCTACTCTCTTATCCATAACTGCTTTTGCTGCTTTGGTCATAGCTTCAATGACAGCATCATGCGTTTCATCTTCGGTACTTTCCCAATAGTGTTCTCCAGGAATATATTTATAAGGTCCGCCATACTGATTGGATGCTTGCCAGCCATCATTGAGAAAGCGGGCAATATAAGCTTTATTTCCTTTTTTTGAAAATCCAACCTCAATAGATCCATCTTTATTAAGATTCTTAACCAATGTATCCGCCATATGTTCAGGATACCCAACCGGTTTTCGAGTAGGATCTTTATGTGCATCTACTTTTGTTTTCAATACTGGATAAAAGACACCCATTCCTGTGTTATTAACAAAAGCTCGTTCTTGCATAGTCCAAGATTTACTAATTTCATCAATTGCATGGTCAAAACTTCCTTCATTAAGAATTTCGCTCATCCATGATGCACCTCTTTTCTCTTGGCAGTAATTAAATCAAAAGAATTAGCACTTAACCCATCATCCCTATTAATATGGGTAATTGTGTACTCCTTACCATCTAGTCGTAAGATCATATCACTAGTGATATTTTTATCGTGACGAACAAAGAAAGTCATTAAGTCTCCTCGATTAGAACCAGCAAAAGTAGCTTCCTGCGTTTGGCTTAGGTTCCATTGACCGGCCCATTTAGTAAATTGTGGTACAAAACCATTCACTGTTTCGCCCGTATTTGGATTAATTTCGTCGGTTGGACCCATTAACCCGAACTCAAGTCGATACCGCATACGAGCGATATTGATACTGGTATGCTTAGTCACTAATCTTCATTCCTTTCTTCGTTATTATTTTTTAGCCATATCTGATAGCGGTAATCATCTTTCATTGCATTGATAGTGGAATTGTACGTATCTTGAATTTCAAAGGTCATAGCATTTGAACTCGTATCACGATTGTTATAGCTGTGATACGTTTTTAACCATACAGCATATTTAAAATTCCAATTATCATCATAAAAATCGTCAATCTCATCACCAACTTGACCAATAATATCTCGACGAGCTGATAACATCATGCCAGTTATTTCTTGGTCTTCTAGATCACCATCAACTTTGCAAAAGTTTTTAACATCTTGTAAATCTTCTGGCTCAACACTAGTTAATAAAGATTTTATCGACATTTTTAAGCACCGTCTTCAGGGATAAGTTTTAACAAGTCGTCTTTCTTTGCATTTGCATCGTATTTAATATTATGAGCATCTAAATACTCCTTAATATCATTTACGGTACTAGCATTTGTTGGCTTTGTAACCTGAGTATCATTTCCTTGTTGTCCCGCATCTTTATCATTTATTTGCGGTTGAGTTTGCGTTTTTGGTGGCTGTATTGTAGCTTCCCCGCCTTGATCTGGTGACTTTTGCTTGTTTTCACCAGTAGATTGATCTACTAACTTTTTATTTTTGTCACCAGACGGGGTGACTATTTTCCCGCGGCAACCTTAGCAAGACGGAATGCACTAGCTAACTTAATTTGATGGTCAAACCATGCAGTCAATTGGAAGTAGTTCATTCCCTTTTCGTAATCCTTGTATTGTTCGTACAAAGAGCTGTTAATTTCGTAGTTCAATTGTGCAAAACTAAAGTCACCAACAACAGGAGTAGTTGCAGCAGAAGTAAACTTAACTGGGACACCTAAAACTGATTCTGGTTGTGCTTGGTAAAGTGTAGCTGAATTATTAGCTAAACCATCAAGCATATCGTAGTAATCACTTCGAGTCATTAAAACTTGTGCATTATCTTGAAATGCGTCATCTAAGTCAGCAATAGCTTTGCGAATTGCATGGAATAAATCTTTACCTGTTACGGACTTAATCTTAACAGTAGTAGTGTCATAGAAACTCATGTGTTCTAAACCTGCTGGATTTGAAGTGCCAAGAGCCATAGAACGTTCTTTCAATTGTAAAGCAGATGATAAAGCATTGTTTACGTATTGTACTAAACCTGCATCAGAGCCAAGTAAAACAGTGTCAGAGATTCCTGCACGAACTTTTAACATGTGACGTTCAAAAGTAATTTGATCGCCTTTTAAGCTCATTTCCTTAGCAACTTCACCATCGTTAACGAATGAATCATCGGCAATTTCATAAGAAATACGTGGTAAGATCAAGTTAGTAATGGTTGAGACAGTTTCCATATCACGTAAAGGATTAGTTGCAAATGGTTCAGAAACCAATTGGTTAGATACGTTTACTGGAAGTAACTTTGCGCCATTAGAAGTAGAATCATCTTTTAATTCTTGCTTAACTGAATTCCACTTTTCTTGAAATTCAGCATTGTCAGGACGAACAGTCTTACGAATCCATGCAGCTTCTGCTTTAATTAGGCGTTGCTTTGGATCTGATGACATTTCTACTTGCTTATCTTTGGCTTCTGCTAATTTATTCTTAATTTCATCGGATTGAGCTTCCTTAGCCTTGTCATAACGTTCCTTTAAAGTGTTGTAACGTAAAGCTGCACCATCTTTCTTTTGATTCAAAGCCTTAATATCTTCAATTGCCTTTGGATCTGGATTAGTAGCAGCCTTTGCTAATGCATCTTCGATGTCCTTTAATGCTTGACCAGCATTGTAAGTTTCTTGTCGTAATTCATAAATATTCATCTAAAAATTCTCCTTAATGTTTAAAAGTTCAATAGAAAGAGCACTGCTTGATTGCAACGCTCTCTTTTTAATTTCTTCAAGTTGTTTCATTGTTTCAGAAGATTTTTCATCCTCTTGTTTCACTGACTTATGTTTCAAAAGCTGTTCTGGCAAATGCTTGAATTTTCTAGCAAATGGATTATTCACAGAAGCAACTGCTTGATTGGGCTCTAATACTTCATCAGCTAAGCCATAATCAACAGCTTCTTCTGCCGTTAACCAAGTTTCGTTATCCATCAGCTCTTTTAAAGTAGATTCGTCTAATTTATCTCCGGCTTTTGCTAAATAAGAAGCAATGCTAGCCTTAGTAATTTGATCTAGATCATCTGCTGCTTTACGCAGTTCATTTGCATTGCCAACTGCCAAAGTATAAGGATTGTGAATCATCATCATACTGTTTGAAGGCATAAAAATAGCGTCACCACTCATTGCGATGACGCTTGCAATTGATGCAGCTAAGGCATCAACATAAATATTCACTTTTGCTTTATTTTGTTTAAGCATGTTGTAGATTGCTATACCTTCAAACACACTTCCACCAGGTGAATTGATATGTAAATTAATTTCCTTTACATCACCTAGAGATTTAAGAGCATCCCTAAACCCTGCTGCTGATGTATCAGAATCTTCCCATTCGTCAGTTACAATTTCGCCATCAATATACATGTCGGCTATATTGTTTGTTTTTGCTTCCTGTTTGATTGTTAAATAGCTTGGCATCTTCATTTTCGTTGTCGTCATCAGGATTGTCACCTCCTTTCAATTGCGGCACTTGCTTAATATCGGTCGATTTGCTGAATTTATCAGCATCTTCAAGTAAAGCTAAATCTTTAGAGAACCATAATTTATCTGCATTCTTATCTTTAGTTTCAGGTAAATCTTCAAGTTTCCTCAATTCATTAGGAGTCGCAATCCCGTTTCTAATCATCATTGCATAAAAACTTGTTCTTGATGCAGTATCTCCCCGCATTAGGCCATTGATGTTGAACTTAAAATAATAGCCCCTAGCACGTTGATTTTGTGTTAGGAGCTTTCTATTAAATTCAGCTTCATATTGTTTAATTATGGGTATTAATGTCATTTCAACAAACTGAGTCATAATGCTTTCAGAACTTTTAGCATTATTCGTATTGCCGTTATCTAAAAAAGATAGTGGCACGTTAAAAGCATTGGCAATTCTTTGCTTAGTAATATTGGATACGGTTTGGAGATCTCCTGGATGAAACTTACTTTCATAGCGATCAATCTTAAAACCTTGCTCTTGGAGGATGGCACCTCCATTTTCTTTAATCATTCGTCTAAAATCATCCATAAGTGCTTTACGTCTGCCATCATTTACACTTCTGTCATATTGGATGATATAGGCATCTTTTTTATCCATTTCATTCATTGAAAACTCTTCAACTGTTCTAGCAAATTTCAATGAACTAGACAGCACATCTAATGGACTTATCCCCACAAAATCAGATAAGGGACTTATATGTTTAACATGAATGACCTCGGTATTAAACACCAAAAAATTATAAGTTTCAGAACTAACCTGATACCAAATATTTCCTGTTTCAATATCTCGCTTAACAACAACAGTTTTTGGATCAATCGGCCATAAATGCTGTGGCAATCCATACTCATCTCTTTCAATCCAAAGATATCCATTACCATCAATGTTACGAGATGTTTCTAACTGGTTTAGCAGTTGAAAAGATGTCATAGAAGGATTGGGTTCAACTGTTAATAAATTGCTTACAGAGGTAGAGGTTTGCTGATATTTTTTGTATTCATGCAATGGTAAGCTTGAAACAGTGTTGGCTAAACGTGTTACAACACTAAAGACCTCCTCATTTGTAGTTAAATCTTGATTTTTAAGACCAAAGAATGGTGTATTAGCCCAGCTACCAAAGTTGTAATGTGGACCTTCCCAACTATTACCTTTAGTCTGTTGAAATGGGTTAAAAAATTTCTTAGCTTTATCCCAAAAGCTCATTTACTCACCCCCTCTCTATTCAGGTAGCCAGCTCATGAACTTAGATTTTACATATTTTAAAAGTCCTTGCTGGGATTGGTTTAACTCAGCTTCGTGTACTTTCATTAATTGATGTTTCCAGCTTATATCTTCAAAAAACACAAGCATCTCAATTCTGTTAAAAAGTCTTCCACCACTAGTTCCTCTATTTAGAAGACACCAACTAGCAAGTGATATAGCTTGATCTTTACCGTATATATCAAAAAAACTCCACGGATCATTCCGTAAGAGCTTAATTTTTTGTCTTTTATTCATCTTTAAATCCTTAGTATCCACCCATCGGTAGTCCATCAACGTAAATGATAGGTGAACCATCATTCATAGAAGGAAGTACCATAATTTGTGGATCATAATTATTTGATTGAGTTTGTTCTGATGAATCTTCATCTGTACATCCAGAACAAAAGCCAACAATTCCGATTATTAATGTAAATAATAGTATTTTTTTCATATTATCTAAAAGAAATAAATTGTGATATTGGTTCAGTACCATCATCTGGCTCAACTAACATGTCAATCACACTTACATGTGCATCTAATGCAGCTGCAAAACCATCAATTTTACGTGAACGAGATGACTTAGTAGGCATCCAGTTATCATTTCTATCCGTAATTAATTCAACGTTGTTTAAGTACCATTTAAACATTGATTGCTCATTAAATACGACTTTGCCATCAAGCAGCAATTCTTTAAAGTTCTGCATTGGACCACCGAGAGTAAAAAATCCTTGACGTACTGGTTGTGTCTTAAAGCCAAATTCTTCCATCTGCTTATTAAGTCTAATTGCCTTAGCAGGGTCATAATTAATTTGTACAATGTTGTACTTTTCAGACATATCTTTAAACCAGTCATAAACGTAGCTGAAATCGACATAATCACCAGGAATAATCGTTATTTCTCCCTGTTTTTCCCACATTCTTATACGTTCTGGGTTCTTATCTTGCTCATATCTACGATGTGGAATCCAAGAATGTTCCAAAATAAAAACACCGCCATCATCTAATGGGAACTCCAAACAAGCAGATGTAAAGTCCTCTGTATCAGATAGGTCATACCCTCCGATACAGTCTCGATCTAAAAGGGTATTCAATTTAATGTGCTGATTATTCTTTTTTAAAATTTCAGGAGTGATAAAGCTCATCTCGTCAGCATCTGCAAAGATATTAAACCTCTTGGTAAGCCAGTCAGCATATTCGCGGGGGACACGCTTAGCTGATTTGAAGTCAGTAATCATATCCACCATTTGCATCAGACCAATATTAGGATTAGCTTTAACCCATTTAGTAGGATCCTCTGTTTCTTTTTCGTTATCTAAGCTAGCAATGTAGTAAAAAGTACGTGAATTGATGTCATCCTCGTAATTTTTTAATGTATCTTGTGCTTGCTCGACCATATCCATTAGTGGCCCATCAAGTACAAATCCAGCAGTGGTGATATAGACAATCAAAGGTTGAGTACGAGTACCACGACTATTCTTCATTACGTTAATCAAGCTATAATCTTGGTACTCATGAATTTCATCGAACACTGCGAAGTGAACATTCTCACCATCTTTGTTACTTTTTTCAGCAGACATAGCCATGATTTTGCCATCAGTAGCAGGAAAACGAATTTCACTACGATTAGGGACAAATCTTTTACTTAACCATGGAGATTTCTTAATCATTGAACGTGAAGCTTCAAATAATAACCGAGATTGTTGTTGTGAGTTGGCTAAGAAATAAACATTTGGCCCATTTTCGCCATCAAAACCAGCCATATAATCAGCTAGTCCGGATTCGAGCTCAGTTTTACCATTTTTTCTCCCAACAAATATAAGAGATTCACGGAAGCGTCGCATTCTAGTATCTTTATTCACCCAGCCAAACATGCTGCCTACTATGAAGTGTTGCCAAGGTTGCATGACCAAATGCTTAAAATTACCTTTTGTGGGATGACACTTTTTTTCAATAAAACGAATAGGCCGCCACGCTTTCTCCTCATCAAATACCCATGGATAATCTGGATCTTTCTCTGATCTTTTTAGATCCTTAAGATGACGTTCACAGGCTCTTCTTACCCATTCATTACCTACAATCGATCCCTCGGCAACCATTTGAGCATAAAAAGTAGTTAATAAAACGGGAGCAGGTTTATCTAAGATATGACCTAGAGACCTCTCCCGTTTTTTATATTCATTTACCCATTCAACAACACCCTGATAGTCAAGTTCTAATGGATTTTTATCTAGAATTGATTCTATTTCAGCCGTAAATAAAACCTCCTTTAAAAGTCGTCGTCTGACTTTTCAGGTTCATCATCTTTCTTGCTTATAGCAAGGGATGCGCGTGCAGCAGGAGTTAAACCTAATTCTTTTGCTAATTTGTCTAGTTCAGCAGATAGTTTAAGTTTAAAACCTAAGTCAGGATCAAGCTTCCCGTCATGATATTTGCCGTTTTTCTTGAGTCGACGATTAGCTGCAACATACTCGCCCCACAAATCAGCATATCGAGCTAAAGTGGTGACGTCCGCTTCGTTGAAAAGGTTTGAATCCTTGAAGACTTTTAAGATACGATTATATTCCTTTTTCACCCCTGCATCAGCAGAAATTGGTATATCCATATCTTCTGCTGAAACTTGAAGCTTTTCTTCTTGCTTAATTCTCTTTTTTAGTTGCTTTTTTGTACGCTTATTTGGATTGCCATTAAGCACCTGCATATAAGCACTTTGAGCATTTCTAGGCATAGCTAAATTGGTCTACCTCTTTTCGTTAAAAATTAACATTACGCGCGGTTTTATTATCTATATAAAATATAATTGGTACACCCTATTTTGGGGCAACTTTTTTCAAAAATAAAGCGAATTTATCGTGAAGTGTGGGCCTGCACCGCTCCACCGGTTCCAACTAGGGTTTATTTTTACCCCCAGGGGGGCTATATCTGGTAATTTTTCACCATACTTCTTTGTTATTTGTGAATCTCTTCACTAAATTGGTATAGTTGTTTAAACGTCTCTTTTTCTTTTTTAAAGTCATAGGCTTTTCACGGTGTAACTCGTTGTGACACTTTCGGCAAACAGTCACAAGGTTTTCAAGACTCAATTTTTCCGAGTCTGCTGACCTTATAGGCTTTATATGGTGTACTGTATCGGCAAATGTTAGTTCGTTATGTTGCAAACAGATTTGGCAAAGATGTTTATCACGTTCGAGCGCTTGACGTCTTAGCGTTCTCCACGCTTGCGAGTGATAAAACTTGTTGTTGCTTGTCTCGTATCTGTATCGGTTCACTGTGTCTGCTCTTCTCTAGCTATGTTGGGTTGCTGATAGTGTAGCAACAAACGACAAAGAAAGAAGAAAAAATTTTTTATAAAACAAAAAAGAAAAAATAAAAGTAATGTATAATTATTGTTCTTGTCGTTGTCTTGCTTGTCTATCGTGCTTGGTGTCGTACGTGCTTACATCGTGGTGTGTGGTACTATCTACCTATCTAAGTAGTAGTTAGATACCTACCACGTGCAACCGTGCGCCTGAACTACTGTTCTTATATGGTATCAATATAACACCTTAAGCCGTCCAATGGTTCCGCAATTTTTCCGCAGTAAAAATATAGTTAAATAAATAAACTTATTTAGTATGTAACTTAACAATTATCTTTGTCCCTTGTGTGGACTGTTCCCGCGTTGCCTTGGCTTGTGTTGGTGTGGTTTCATATATTATCACTAATAATATATAAGATATAAGTAAAGTAATATTGTTGGAAGTGCATTAGTTCTTTGCTGTGTTCGTGCTGTTGGTTATCATGGTCTTAACCTTCTGCATTGCTTTCCGTGTTATTTGTGCAATTAGGTTTTACACTGTCTTAGTGGTGTGCTTGTCTGTGGTTTGGTTGCTTGTGTTGGTGTGGTTCTACTAGGCTTATAGATGGATAGTAATACAGCTGTATAACTTGCTTTTAAAAATGCAAACATATGTTCTTAAAAAGATAAATAAAAAAGGCTACCTAAATAAATAGATAGCCACAAAATTAATTTATACCCCTTAATTTTTAAAAGTATTTAAATATAACGTAATGCTGCACGATAAAACAACCAGCCCAGAAACTAGCCTATATGTATCAAAACCATAAAAGACCAAAGTTAAAAGAGCAATCAACAACGCTATAAAATTACCTAAGTTAATAACGGCTTTTAATTTTCTTTCTTTCATAATCAATTACACCCGTGCTATAATATATACAAAAAGGGTAAGCCCTTAACACTTACCCTCTTTGATTGCTTACCCTTATGGGAGTTTGTGGAGAAGCAACCAAATATTTACCAAGCCGGTTATAAGGTTTACAAGAGTGGTTAGAAGATCAACAGTGAATTTAAACTGTTCTCTTCTTTCCGCTCTTTTCTTTTGCCTTATACGTCGCTGGCGGTCAACACGTGACCTTTGGCTCAATGCTACCACCTCCCACAATTGGGAATGGTAAAGAAGTTTACTCGGTTAAGGCTTTCAACCTCCTTACATGTATTATAATATACCTGTAACCGTATAAAGTCAATGCTTTTTTATAAATTATTTTCTTTTTTTAATTGTTCTCGTCGCTGTGCTATATAACTTTCATACTCATCTAAATCTTTTAAGCTTGCATAATCTAAAATAAATGACTTACCACGACTTTTATAATTATACATTTTGCTCTTTTCCTTATTCTTCTTGTTCCACTTATCGCGCGCTTTTTTTTGTGATTCAGTTGCCACGGCTACCATCTCCAAACTTAACTGCTATATAAATAATAATACCTATAACAAAGATTATTGATAGAATTACATTTTGCTTTGTAATTGCACCAATTAAAAAGCCCAATAGTACAATCAAGGTAAGAATATTTTGAACTGTTTTACTCATCTTTGACCGCCTTCTTTCAATTGTCGGCGCTTGTCTTCTATAAGTTGGGTTAAGTCGTCTAAGTCTTTAAGGCTTGCTAACTCTTTAATGAAACGCTTAGCCGTTGACCGTGCTACATAAAGTTGTTGCTTACCTGGGTTATTATCTTTATATTTTTTATTTGCCTTTAGCTGTGCTTTACTTGTCTTCATTTATGTAATTCTCTCCGCATAAATAGAAAGGGCAAGCCCTCCGACTTACCCATTTTATAGCTATCTACTTCTTTTTATTATTATTTACAACGGCTATAATTCCCGCTATAATAATAATTAAGAAGTAAGGCGATGCTATGCTTATGGTGATTGTCATAGCTTTACCCTTTCTATATGTTGCCCAGGGTTACGCGAAAGCCCTGGGCTTTTACGTACCTTGGTGAGGTTTCAGGTTTGCCATTCCATCCCTCCTCACAAGTATTATAATATACCTTATAAGATATAAAATCAAGTAAAATATAAATAAAAACGGCTACTTTAGCCGTCTTTTTTATTGTTTTATATTGTCTTAGGATATCTTAGAACCCACTTACGCCCGTCCTTTTTGCCGTCTTTCACTATTCGTTCAAAAAATTGTATTTCGTTTTCATCTAGTCCACCGCTATTTGCATCACATAGATATATACCAAGCAAACTTATTTTTTTATTTTGCTTTGCTGCTTTAATAACTAAATTAGCTAATGCTTTTTTATATCCTGCTACTGTTGTAAATACTTCACTTTCTAACATTTTAAATACTCCTTTACATAATTTTTTCGCTGCCGCCGTCTTGGTATTGAATGCCTAAATAGCAATCATTTTCGCTATTTTCTAAGCTCTTTTTATAACTTTTAAAAGTCCGCTGTGCAACTTCCATCAATTCAGGCGCAAAGCTTGCAACTTGCGTACAGCCCTCTAAACCTGCTTTATTTTTGCAAAATTCAATAAAAATATAATCAACTTTCTTCATTTCTAACACCTCTTAAAATCCCAAAAACTCCCTAAATTTCTTACTTGCTACAAAAATACCTGTTAAAAAGCTAACTGCTGCAATCACTAAAACATCAATCATTTTAATAGCCTCCCTAGTCGTCTAATTCACTATCTGCAATTTCGCCCGTCTCGTCGAATTCCTTGGCTTGTGCTGGTGTAAGTTTAATAGTTTCGTGCTTACCCGTCTTTGTGCTGATACTGTCGCGAGTTTCTGTTTTGCACTCGTCAAGCTGTTTCTTCATTTTCTTAATTTTGGCGTCTTTCTTGTCGTTTTCTTCTTGTTTAGCTTGTGCTCTCTCTTCTAGTCTTCTAAGCTTAGCCATGCACTTACTTGCTACCCTTTTACCTCTAAGCTCTACTTTTCTAGTTGCTTGTAATTGGCTTGTTAGGCTATCTATATCTTTACTATTTTGAATATTTGAAAAACCTAAAACACAAACTAGAACCAATAAAACTGCAATTACTAAATTTTTACCCTTTAACATTTTTGTGACCTCTTTCAATTACTCTTAATTAATAAATCTTTTCTATTTTCACGCCATTCACTTGATACAAGTTAAATACTTTATCATTTAATCTACTTTCAAACATCTCTCGAACCGTTTCAGGTTGCCAAGCACTCATATAAAAGACGATATTGTTAAGCTTGTTTCTTTCATATGTTGCAATAGCGTTATACTTGGAAAAGTAAGCTAGTTTTATTTGTTTGCCGTTTGCTTCAAATCCTGCTAGCTTATCAGACTTATAAAAGTTAAATTCATTTTTTAAATTTTCATCTGTAAAGAAGTAAGATGATGCTTCTTCATCAATATTAAAGATCTTGAATCTTCTTTCTTCATTTCCTGCTAATTCGTCTTTTATATATGCACTAGTTTCTTTTAGGCTTTCAAAGTATGTTACGCCGTCATTTATAGCCAATGGCCAAAGCACCCACGCATTTTGGTCTTGATCCCATTCAAGCGCTCCATACCGCTCTTTGTTTAACTCTACCGTGTAATTTTCTTCACTATTTTTAATAAATTTAATTTCGTTCATAATAAAACCGCTCCTAATCTATTTCTAATTTCATAGACTAAAAGCGGTTTAATAGTTTATTTATGCTATTAAAAAGGCTTCTAGCCTACTATTTATATTGTTTAGACACTTTATAAGTTTTTGAGTTTTAGCTCGCTGGTGGTACCAACATCAACGGGCTTTTTTGTTCCCTCATCAACTTACATATTTATAATACAATGGTACGTGTACCATGTCAATGCTTTTTATGATTTTTTTGAA